TGTTTTTGTGATATTTTTATCTACCGTATTTTATAATACCCATTAGTTGGTTAATTGCAGCAAAAGTACCTGTTAATTTGTAAATTTTGCCCTTGTACATAAATACTAAACCTTCCGATGGAATAATTGATTCTATACCTCCGATTCTATCAAGTCTTGCTAGTTCAGATTCAACCTTTTCTATTTTGCTAATATCTCCAGACTTTCTAATCTTTTCAGCCTCATCTCTAAGTTCTTTATGTAGCCTTTGCATTTCAGCATCTGGATTAGCAGCAACAAAATTAGAAGCATTTTTTAGGATAATAGAACCAAGCTCTAAGAATAGATCCTCAAATGGTCTAATATTCTCTTTATATTTTTTGCTAACGTCTTCTTTATCAAACTTCTTAACTGCAGCTGCCTGTTCCTTTGTAATTATTTTAACAAGTGACCTCATGTTAAGAGTTTTCTTATCACTATACGCCCATCTTAAAAGAAGTCCCTCTTTAATGTCTTGTGGAAGATCACCAAAGTTTTCTTCAATTTGTTCTCTCCACCACATTTCATGGTATCTTGAAACCTCATCAGCATCAGTTAGGTTATATCTTTTACGTAACTCTTCGATTTTGTTTAAGAACTTTTTCTTATTCTGTTCAAAATTAAGATCTTTACCTAGTTTAATAATTTGAGGTGGGATAATTGTAAATGTATCTCCAATAGTTGCCTCTACTTTAGCTAGTGCATCTGCAACAGCCTTCGCTGAACCTTTAACATCACCAATGATATTACCTTCACCGTCGGTTTCTTTAATACCGTGGAACTGGATTACATCACGGTCATATCTAATTACGTTTGGATTCTTTGAGTAGATTAACTCCATATTCATGAAGTTTTTACCATTAGCAAAAATCTGTTGATCTTTTGGGGAAAGTTTAGAAAGTTGCTTTGCTAAATCTTCAGCCGCTAATTGGAACGTGTCTTGTACCAGTTTACTTTTATGGCCTTCAAATTTATTTTTAAAGGTTGGCAAGTCCATTGGTTCTTTTAGTTCCGTTTTATTACGAGAAAACTTAACCTCACCATCTTGAATGGTTGCAAATACATTTTGACCATCAGTCTTTTCAGTAGCATCCTCTTCGAAATTAAGCTCTCCTTTCAGACCGGCCTCTACTAATTTTTTAAAGTCGCCAAAAGTTAAACCCTTGTCATCAAATGGATGTGACATATGTCCAGCTGCACCGCCTTCCATAATAGATTGGAGCTCAGTATTCCTGAGCTCTTTCTCTACTAAAAATTGTTCGTATGTAAATAATTTATTCATCTTATCCTAAAGAAGCTTTTAGAGTACCTACACATGCACCATAGTCATCTCCACATTTGTCTAAGATACCATCAACTACTTCTTGTGCCTTTGCTTCGTCAAAATCATCGCCAAATGCTTGCTGAAGTACAGCGAATGCATATTCTTTAAATTCGTCTGCTGATTTTACTTCAGCTTCAGAAACTTCTCCTTCTTCCATTACTTCAACCTCTTCTCCTTCAGTTTCTTCAACATCTTCAGAATCTCCTGATGGAGATGGATAACCTGCTGGGTTTGTGTTGTCTCCGTTGATTTCTGACTCATTTGCAAATTCTTCTGCATTTTCTTTGTCATCCGCATCAACATTAGTAACTTTATACTTTTTGCCGCCTACTTCAAATTCATCTTTACCATCAGCAATTGCCTTAGCCCTTGCAGCTCCAAATTCATTACCTTCAAGTATTCTAGCCTCTAGTTCTTCAGCACTTTCGAATGTAGCATTAAATGCATTTAGTAAAGCTTCTGCAAATTTGCCATAGTTAATATGGTCTAAATACATTGCAGTACCTTCAACAATTGCTAGCCCTGACCATTTAGCAGCACCAGCAATATTAGAACCATGATCTCTACAAATTTCTGATAATTTACCCGTTGATATTTTAACAGTATAGTTATTTAGTTCAGCAACTTTAACTTCTTTTGCAAATAATCTACCTTTCATTTTATTTACAGTCGATGGAACCTCTCTAGAGAAGTTAGCATCTTCCATTGCAGCTGCATATAGTTCTTTAACCGCTCCGATAACGTGGTCTGCAGGAACTCCCATTGCATCTGGTCCTAGCGCTGGATATTTCTCAAAGAATTTAATATATGTGTTCATTACCTTCTTTGCATCACGCTTACCAGTAACAACTACTGCTTCTCCAATAAATGCTTCAAATGCTGGAACCATGTTATCATCTTCATATGTATCAGCCATGTACCATTTACCATCACGCTCATCATATAGGTAAATAAATTCCGCCCATGATTGTTTTGCGTCGCTAATAAAGTCTCTAATTGAACCAATGTTACCTGTTAATGGTTCATCTCCGTCATTATAATAGTTAATCTTCTTTGGGTCAGCTTCTAGTCCAGATCCTGCACCATTTTTTAAAACTACATCAATGTTCTTTTTCTTAGCACCACTGTAACCCTTTTGGATTAGGGGTAGCATATTTTCTGGATAACCATCATAGTGCATGTAAACTGCTTCAATGTCTCCTGACTTTTTGCTTATTTTACCAAAGAAAGAACGTGTACCTTCTGTTACAAGAGATAGCGATTCGTTTAGATCAGTTCCGTCTAGTTTACCAAAGAATTCTTCTCTTTGATCTTCATCTAATTCTGAAACCTTAGTAACTCCATACTCTGCAAGAAGATCTTTAAAACTTCTTACTGTTTCCTCTCTAGCAGCTTCTTTTTGTGCTTCAATTTCAGCTAAAACTTGCTCTTGTCTTATTTTTGCGTAGTCTTCAAATGAATGTAATTTAGCCATTTGTAATATCTTATTTTTTGATTAACATACCTTTTATATATCTCCATCAAATTTAACCTTTTTGATGTCATATTTGAACTTTTGTTCTCTGTAAATTTTTTGTCTGGCCTTTGCATGTCGAATAAGGTAGTTGTCCCAATCCGGTGAACTAATATCGTCCACAAAATCAATGATTGTAACGCTGTCTTTCGATTCATGTTGTCTCAATCCACGACCAATTGATTGACGAATAATTACCTCACTCTTAAACGATTCAGTAAAGAAGATGTTGTGGATTTTCTTGATCGAGATACCAGTCGAGAAGGTACCATACGATGCAACAATAACAACTTCATCGCCGGCTTCCATTTTCTTTTTATATTCTTCGCGTATGTCCTTGTCAGTTCCACCATCAACATAATAGATTGTCTTATCACTTTCCTGTCTAAGCTTTTCATATATCTTTTGACCGTGTTCAATGCGGTGGAAAAGTACAAGGGAATTGCCGCGTACTCTGGAAATAATGTTACAAATGAAGTTAAGGCGACCTGGTGAATTAATGACATAATTCTGTTCAAATTTGAATACGTCTTTGCTTTCATATTTATTAAATGCCATTTCCTTGAACGCGTTCTTTGCGCCTTCGGTTGCATAGTCCATCTCAATAACTTTTACGCGACAGTTTGCAATATAACCCTCAGTTTGAAGGAAATTTGCGCTTACTTCGGTAATTAGTGGACCAGTATAGGCCATTAGTGTTAGTCGATCCAGTGTTCCAGACTTTGGTATAGTACCGGAAAGGCCATATCGATAGTCGGCATTTTTACACTTCGATAGGATCGTTTTAATTGACTGTGATTTTGCCTTATGTGTTTCATCAATAATCACAGCATCAAATTGGTCAAAGTATTCGGCTTTCTTCTTAATTAATGATTGATAGGTACCAATCACTACATTTCTACCAGCTCTGATCTTTTGACCGCTATAAATTTGCTGAATCTTTATGTTTACCTGGTTTCGATAGTTATAATCTGCAAAATCTTCGCTTGCTTGAATTACAAGTGAAACGTTTGGTACGATAAACAAGATCCTTTCAGCCTTTTGTTTCTCTAAAATATATGCAACTGTTAAGAATGATATCAGTGTCTTACCAGCAGATGTTGCAAGCTCTGAGAGACACTTTCTAAACTTTAAAATGTTATATGCAGCCTCGACTTGATAGTCACGAGGTGTAATGTCTGAATCTTCAAAGAAGTCGTCTACCCAATTTTGAAACGACTCTTGATTAATTCCTCGGTCAAATAATTCACTGATACCATTAATCTTTAGCTCGAACCTGTACTCTTTACAGATGTCCATCACCTCTTTCCAAAGACCAGCAGGAATCCACTTATCGTCCTTGATATAGGTAATGTAACCGTCCCATACCCCTTTCTTGACCAAAGGGTTGAATCTCCACGAATCAATTCTCTTGGTCAAGGATATATTTAACTGTTCAAGCTCTAATGAAGTTGCATCATCAACCCTAAGCAGTTGTTTATTCTCTGTTAAACTGAGCTCCATTCATAGGCACAGTTTTTTTATTTACCTTACAGATCTTTTAATGCAAGTCTGTTTCGGATGGCAAAACCCATATTATCTAGAGTTTTTACCGATTCTCTAAAGAACTCTAATTGGTTCTGTAGATGTGAGAGCATTATATTTTCATCAGCTAGGTCAGCTTCAATAAAACGATCTTTTTGCTTCTCACTTAATTTATAGTCAAAATTATAGTACTCAAGATATTTTTCTCGGTACCTTTCATTTATTCTTCTTTGTTGTTCCTTGATCTTCATGTTTATGTAAGCAATCTGATCAATCATAATCTGGCGGTTAGAGAGCACCATTGCAATAGTGTCCTCCATACCATTGATATAACGAAGCGACTTAGAAAGATCCTGGATTTTTAGGGTCCATTCCTTTCTTTGCTCACTTAGTTTTCCATCAAGTGCTAAAATCTTTTCTTTATTCGACATCTAATCTTGTTTAAAACAACGAACCCTTATTACCTTTAATGAACTTACTAGCCTTTAACTTCTTCTTAAATTTTGGTTTTCCAAGATCAAGCTTCGGAGCATCATGTTCGTATTCTGATGCGTTGAAATCTACCAGCATTCGCATACCTTTAAATCGGTCACGATCACTATAAAAATCATCTAGATCCTTTTCAACCATATCTGTAATATCTTCTATATATACCATAGATCTAACGAGCTAGAGGTGAAATAGTCATCCAACTTTTTAAGGGCTGGATTCTTTAGTTCATAACACTTGATAACTAAGTCGTTTAGATCCTTTATATCATATGTATCTAATTTATTTTCTTTTAAGAATTTAGACCACATAAATACAGATCTTCCTTTTTTTAGTTTCTCAATCATTTTCTTTTTACCAGTATCGTCATTATCAAATAGATACCGGACCGTTGCCATTTCATCAAACTCTTCAGTGTTACGGCCTGCAGTTGCAAGTGCAATACTATTAGTCATGAATTTAGCATCAATTGGACCCTCAAACATTGTTACTGGACGCTGGAAGTTTACTTGCATAATACCAAACAGTGTCGATAACTTTGTTACCTTTTCCAATTCTTCCTTTGAGAGCTCTAGTTCTTTACCAAGCTCTTCATATAGTTTAGGTAAATCATACGTTAAGTAACGACTACCTTTACCCTTCATTCTTCTACTTTGTGCTGACATAATCTTACCGTCTCCAGTAAAATTAAGAATCCATAAACGATTGTCCCTTGCACTAAATAAAAACTCTTCGCTCTTTTTATGAAGCAATCTCTTTTTTAAGTAGAGCCAAATCCAATCTCCAGGTTCTATTTCTCTTGCACCAAATCCTTTTTTAAACTCATCAACTGTTATTGCTAAGTCACTTACACTTTGAAATACTGAGTGTGTTAGTGTATCTGCCTGTGAAGTTACAGACCTGTTGTGTTTGATATAGTCAATAATGGTAAATGAATCCTCTGAACTTGGGAGTCTTACCTCGTGGTCCTTTAAGAGAGTCTTTACATCAGTATGCGTTCCACAGTTATAACAATGATATTGAAGCGTGTCCCAATACATGTTACCACGTTTCTTGGTATCATCACTATGCGAATCCCCACAATAAGGACATGCCATAGTAATTCTACCAGGCATGTCCTTTAGCATTTGCTTGTTGGGACTTGAATGCGCCGTCAGACAAACGTCTTTCAGCGCTTTCATAATCTTTAGTTTAAGCTCTTGAGTTATCTGTGGATTAGATGTCGAGGTCATTCAAGAAAGAATCTAAATCATCATCACTTGAAACTTCTGTAGTTGAACTGCTTGTTGGAGCAGCAACAGCTTCAGCAACTTTTTCTTTCTTTGGAGCCGACTTCTTTGGAGTTGATGAAGTTGAGATCTCAGAGATTGCATCTCCAGGATTCAAATACATTTTTAGTACTCCATTTACAAAGTCGCGAGTTTCGCCATCCCATGCTTTGTAGTCGTAAGTTGCGAGAGAAGGTGCCTCATCAAGTTCTGCTTTAATTGCAGCCATTGATTCTTTTGTACGTTCAGCTGGTTCACCATTAACGTCAACTGCTGAGCGAGAAGATGAGAACTTAGACTTATCGTAGTTGTTGTATTCGCCTTGACGAGTGATAATCAACTCAAAGTTTTTACCTTCAAATAGGTCAAATACTTGTGTTGGTTCACCGAAGTCTGGCTTCAATTCAGCATCGATCTTTTCTTTAATCTTGTAACCGAACTTGAATACTTTGTAAGTTCCTTCTAGTGCTGGATTCTGTGGATCCTTAATAATTTTGATTAGTGAGTAGTACTGCTGACGTCTTTTTAGTTTGTCAGACGCTTTGCGATCTACTGCACTGTCGCTGTTACGAAGTTTCCAGAATACATCTGCGATTGGGCATTTCTCACCAATAGTTGATGGAGAATCTACCAATTTACCGTTACCATTAGCATCTGTTAGCCAATGTACGTACTTTTGAATTAGAGAATTACGTGGATTCTCAGGGTTTGGAACGAAGCGAATTAATGCTTTGTAAGTTCCGTCTTTACCATCATCGGCGGTTGGTTTATAAACCTCATTTGCTGATGTGTTTGCTTGGGGCTGATGCGTTTCTACGTCTTCTACACCCAAATTGAAAATGTCAAAATCTGCCATAATACTTAAAAATTACCTTTAAAAAATGTTTAATTGTGTACTTTATATACCTCTAAATAACAATGTTTCACCGCCATAGGTTGATACTAAATCTTTTTTAAAGCTTTCGCGCTTGAACGTTTCCTTCTAATTGAGGACCTAATTTAAAGATTATTGTATCGGACGAATGTTGGCTTGTAACATCATCATATATTATATATCTAAGAAATAGGAAGTTTCACGCAAAAAGTTAGAACAATTTGAAACCTTTTTCTCAAAGGTGCATATAACTTTCAGGTCTTTGAAGGAGAGATAAGGTTACTTGGTTTCAGGGGTTGAAATCATAGCTGCTAGAAAGAACGCGTCTACTAAATCATCAAGCGGCTTTGGGATCTTTTTCCCAAACTCTTGTTCTTTAATCCAAGCATATAAAGGGCTCTTCTCTAGATTTTCGTCCCCAATTCGATTCTCTAAAAAAGCTTCAAACAATTGAGACTTATTCATGTTTCCTTTTCCAGCAAATTTCTTAATTGAGGTTGGAGCAACTGTCATCAAGTCTTCTGGTTTTAAAGTCTTAAGAAGTTTGAGCTTTAGGATAGCGGCGCCAGCAGCCATGTCAATCATGTTATTAGTCCCCATCTTTGAACCATAGCTCGTACCTTCAAACGCGATCGTAAAACCATCCTCTTCAAAACAATTTTGTAACACTAGATTAATAATGTCGTCCGCCATTCGGTCATATCTTTTGACCTTTGCTAGCTCGACGCTTGAGAATTCTTGTTCTTTTGTAAAATCAGGCTGACTAACAAGAGTGACATCTTTCAGTAGAGCCATTTCTTCTTGAAGCTTTTGTTCCTTTTTAGTACCGGTACCTGGCTTCATATAAGAGATAAAATAATACCTCTTACTCTTATCATTATAGAGACATATCCCTGGAGAATTCAGGGAAAAGTCGATTGAAAGGTAGTTCATTTATAGCTTTTTACCAAGAGCAGCACCTAAAGCAGCGCCCACAAGTCTTGAAGTTAATAGATCGTAAAATACTCCTTTCTGAATACCTAATACCTTAGCAATTAATTTACCAACTGATTTACCTAGAGCAAAACCTGTTAAACCACCGAAAATCGATCCTAATAAACCTTCATTAGTTAACTCATCATTAAATTTATTAATGTCAAGCTCTCCATTTTCGCTAGAATATTCAGCAACGAATTGATCGATTGCCTCGTCTACCTTTGATTCAAGTTCTTCAGTCCATTCTGATTCTAACCCTTCAGTTAATATTCTCAGATCGTCTTCAGTAACCTTTTGTTCTTGAAGGTATTCTTTAAATGTCTTAATATCTTTCATATTGTATATATTAGTCAATTTCGATTTGTAAATCTATCTTGTTATAATAGAATGTAACTTCAAATGTACTGAAGTCAGCAACATTATCACTCATGTTCAGGGTTAACTCATTAATTGAGTTCATAATTGGGTTTTCAAATTTAAAGAATGCAACACTCGCACCTTCAGCATCAAGTACCCTTAGTGTTAGGTCTTGAGTAAACGGATCCTTAGTTCCTCTTGAATAATAATATAAAAGGGTATCTTGCATAATCCAGTAGTTAATGAACCCGTCAAGCAACTGCATTGTTACTGTAAATTGCCTCTCTACTGTATTCTGAATTGGTTGAGAACCTCGATGATATCTTGTAGTACCATCCCAGTCATTTTGAGTTACTGGATCAAAGCTAATCCCAGGAACATTAAGACCCTGTACTGAATAATTTACAAAGTCGATTGGCTCCGCCATTATATTACCTGGAATCTTAGCAAGGTACTTTCTGTACTTATCTGCTACTTCATCTGGGATAAAGTTTCTAGGGAACCTAAAATCGTATGTATTATTTCTACTATTTAGAATCATTATTCAACTGTAAAGCTTCCTTTGATAACAATAGTTTCTTCACTACCATTATTTAATCCAATATAGAATGAGTTAGTTTGCATTGCTCTAATTTCGATAGCATTTCCACTATCTATTTTAAATAGAACCTCTCCTTTACTCATATCAACGTCTCTATTACAGATGTGGTTAAATTTCTTACGAACCTGTCCATCAATAAAATTAAGAGTCATATTCTCAACTGACGTGAAGTCCATTGCTTCAAAATCGTCGCCATTCTTTCTTACAATCTTAAACTTATAGTAGTTGTCCATTGGATAGACTCCAATTTCTAGTTGATTTGAAGCAAGATATTGTGGGCTATTCAAATCTATGATACTATTAAGTTGTCCAAGCTCAGTGATTGAAACTTCTGCAGGGTTAACTGCTGCAACTACATTATATCTCTCAATAAATGTTTTAACGTTCTTAGTTGATCTTGGTATTGAAGCAACAATTGCCTCTCTAATACTTCTGTTCTGTGAAAGATTCGGAAGAGTATTAAATACCTCAGTTACTGTGTTTCTACCAGATATATTTATTGTCTGTAGTTTTTTACCGTATTTAGCTGCTGAATTATAGGTTAAACTTGCCTTCTTAACGATTTGCGTATTGTCAGTCTCGTTATAAATTCTCATTGTAACGTCGATTGAGAAGTTAACCGCCGTATTCGCATTCATTACAACTGGTCGGAAAATGATAGGGTTTGCAAAATCTTCAGTTTGAGTAAACGTTGTATCGAACGTTTTAACTTGACCCATCCCGATTTGTTCGTATAATTCTACACCATAGATAACGATAATGTCATCTGATGAGGTATTAATCCTGTTTAATACGTAAGCTTCGAATGCGCTTGCACTACCATCTCTTTCTCCATAAATCTTAAAGTAATCCCCGTCATTTGCCTCTTCGATAACTGCTGTAAAATCTTGGTATTCGTCCTCTCTTGAAATAGTGAACGCATTTTCCTCAGCAGTATAGATATAATCGTATCCATCCTCAGTCGATAATCTGTCGATTAGACTAAATACAACTCCATAGTTTGAAGTTGGGTCTAAATCTGAACTATTAGCATTACCATCGCCATAGAATACATCATTAAACTGAGGGTTCTGATTTGCTAAAACAGTTGGGAACTTAATTTCAATAAATTTAGAGAATAGTGTCTCTCCAAGAATAAATGGTTTTGGATTTGAAATCTCGTAATTAGACTGGTTTAAGTAAACTAATTGAGTTAGGTTATTTTGTACTCCACTAGCTCTATCTGCTAATACTTGGAATAAGAAACCTTCATATCCTCTACTTGCAAAATTATAACCACTTCTTAAGTGTAGTCTAATTTTATCGTATCTAATAAAATTGATTGATGCTGTAGCATTTGCCTGAGAAGCTAACAAATCAGTCTCATCTTCCCCTAACCAATCAGTGTTATTATTAATATAGTTAAATTGCTGGTATGCTCCGGTAGAATCATATCCTAGTAGAGCCCATTTTGTAGAATCACCAGGAGCTTGAACTGCATGGTATCTACCAATAATTTGATTAATATCATTTCCAGTATTCTCATCTGGATTTGCAAATAATGGATTTGCCTTTTCAGAAACACTAATAACTCCGCCAATTAACGGAGAAGCTAAGTCATCATAATAATATTCAGCAAGTCCATTAGTTACTGGAGTAAATGTCAAAATTGTGTTTCCATTTACGGTTGAATAACTTCCAGTACCTACAGTTCCTTTAATTTTAAAGTTACTAGCAACTGGAATATAATTTCCAGTACCGTCTCCGAGGTTGAATTTGTAAGTTTTACCTGATTGTAGAAGTAATTTACGAGCTGCAAATCCTTCGATAACAAGATATCCTGCAGAATAGGTAACGTCGAAATTAACAACGTCTCCTCCGAGCTCATGAATTAAGTGTCTTTTCGAGAATGGATCCCCATCAACCGTATTGAGAATTTTTATCTCACTACCATTGTCATCGACCTCGATGTCATATGCTGCAGGGTTAGACTGATCGTGATATACGAACTCTAACAATACATCTTCGTCAATTCTGTAGTATGTTGATGATTGTGCCATATTAAAATCTTAACCATTTTGGTGACCAGATTAGGTGTGCTCCAATTGTTGGGCCAAATCCTAATTGCTGTCCATTATTTAACATAACCCCATATCCTACTCCAATTCCAACTGACCATCCAGCTTTCTTAGTATATGGTGCTGCGTTTAACTTATTATTTATCAAATTTATATTCTCAATTGAACCGATCGTTAAACCAGGGTAGCCTGTAGAAATCTTAATTTGATCCCTTCCATCGACTTCTTCAACTGCTGCTCTTAGTGTAATTGATTGACTTAATCTAATCTTAACATCAGATGCTGCAAGAGCACTATCAAGTTTAGTTACAATTAACGAACCTGAAAGGTCTCTAGAATTGCCATCTCCATAGTCTACATAATCTTTAAACTCGATTAAATCAGTGCTGTCGCTTAATCTAGTTGAACTGGTAGATGCAATAATGCTATCCTTTATTTGTAACTCGCTCTCAAGCAGATTCTTAACCCCTTCAAGTTCTTTATTTAATTGAAGCGATCTTCTGTATTTTTTCAACAAGTTACCGTTTGCCCTTTGTAAATCCTCAACAGTGAATTGGTAGCTTGAAATTTGAGCGACCATATCTCCGTTTAAGGTTCTAAAATACTTAATTGAGTCATTTGCTGCAATGTAGTTGTTTAGATTATTCTCAGCTTGAGCCTCAACTTGCTTAATTTCAGTTTTTAACTCACTGATACGATTACATTGCTGCATCATAAATAAAACAAGTATCGCCCCTCCAATAAAGGCGATTACTTTTTTATCTAGGGTTCGAACCCAATTTACTATGTCTAAAATCTTAGTTATCATTTATTAATTTGATGTTGGCGGTCCTGATGGACTTGAAGTAACTGAAGAATCTGTAATGCTTTGATATGATTCAGTATCAGTAGGCATTGAGAAGCTAAATCTAAGAATAGAAGGAACTACTGCCGAACCAGTGTTGTATACTAATAAATGTTCAGGCTGTACAGGTTCAGCTATAGTTACACCACCTCCATTAGTTGGACTAGTTGGCATACTAGGTATACCAGTAGACGCAGATGAATACTTTCTCCAGTAAAGTCGGATTGTGTTTTCTCCTGGTCTAATAAGTCCAAAATATGTATATGGCTTGTGATCTGCTGTATTTTCAGCAGAAGTCATTGACATTTGGAAATTGTGAACTTCTACGTTAACAATAATATCAAACCCAGTGTCATTCTTATAATTAAATTCATCAACACTTCCTAGTTTTAATCCAAAGTCTCCAGATGTGTATGATGACCAGTTGCCAACTTGAAACTCATATTGACCGAATACATTAACTAGGTTACCAACTTTAGTATAGTTTACTTCAAAATTTGAGTTACTATAGCTGCTTGACGGTATTGTTGTAGTCCCTGGCAAAGAAGGATTAACTTGAACTAATGGATTAGTAGGAGTGTAATCTCCTCTTTCAAAATAATCTTTAAATGCTCTTTGGTCTAATGTAGAGTCATGGTTACCTGCTGTAAATCCAGTTCCACCGGTGCTTCCAGTTTGTCCAGTTTGATCTGACCCTTCTGGGAAAATAATACCCTTATCTTTAGTAAGAAAATATAGATCTGCTGTCGTTAGTTTAGTATCTTTAATAATATTTACGTCAGAAGTACCAACACTAACAGTTTTAGTTCCAGAAGCAACTAGATTAACTTTACCAGCATCACTTAATGAATAATCAGCATCTAATTGAACTGAAACATATGTTGTTTTATCTGAATTAGAAAGTCTAGTTAAATCTATCCATTCTGTTGATGAAGTTGAATCATATCCTTCAAATTTTCCAGATGTTGAATTATATCTAATTGCTCCAGTTGGACTTCCAGCGGTTCTTTGTGCTGTTGTTCCAGAAGGAAGATTAATAGAACCGGTTCCGTTAAAGAATGAATCGGTTCCGCCAACCGTTAATTCTCCAGTTATTAAAGCATCAGCATTAACGGTCACATTATCATTAAACGTTGAAATTCCATCAGCTGTAAAACTAGGTTTAACTACAATTGCTCCACCTGCTAAAAATTCTACTCCACTTGTACTAGAAATATTCAGCTTCTCATAAGCATCTAATTTTAGTACATGTGACTGGATAGTTAACTTAGTGTTTGCCCCTCCAAAGTTTGGTTGTATAATCCAATTTGTACCTGCGGTACCACTACCGTCATAATCTGATGTAGCCTCTCCTCTAATTGCAATGTCAGTTAATCCACTTCCATATGCTAACCATTTTTGTGCATAGAATAAAGAACTACTTTGACCAACTACAAATTGTGCATTTGGATCTAAATCACCAGCAGCAGAACCTTCAGTATATGTAGTATCGCCAATAAACACTACAGTCTCTTGACTATTTGTTCCGTCTTTTGGTTTTAAAACGTTTGCGCTAATTGAATCATGTGTAAACTGATCCCAAAAATTGGTTGAAATACCAGTTTCACCTTTAATTCCTTGGTCTCCCTGGTCTCCTTTGTCTCCTTTAACACCAGTAGCACCAACTGCTCCAGCGTCTCCCTTGGTCCCTCTCGGTCCCTCTTTACCGCCATTTGCTAAGATTTGGTCAAAGTTATAATTGACCTTCTCCCATTTAATGGTATCAGTATCATTAGGGTAAAGTATTTCTCTAATGTTAATTGGCATTTTATGCTTGTATTTTTATCAGCGCCTTCATGCTATATGAATAGCCTAACTTTTTATTATATATTAGTCTAAAATTCAGTGGCTTTTTACCATGTAATTGATATGTAAAATCGCTTGCTTTAGTATATCCATTGTCGATTGTATCAATACTATCTGCTGAAACTACTTCTGATGGAGAGCCTTTGTACTCTTTAACATAGATTTGAATATCATCAAGTCTATATAGTCCAACCATATTGTTAGCAGCATACAATGTTACATCGTCATCAATTGTCGTTTTATCTCCTGCACTATTTGCTGGATCGACAAACTTTTGAATAGTTTCAAATAATCCATCTTCACCAATTGTTTTTGCGGCGATTCCTCCTAAATAGAAGTCAACAATCAAATTATTAGCATCTTCAAAATAGACAACGTCTGTTTTATTTGAACCATTTTTCAATATAACATCCAAATCAGATGCAGAATTCACAGAAGAAGAGGTAAACTCATAAATCGAATACGATGGTTTGTATTTTATTACCGTCGAACCAAGGTATGATTTTTCTTCAAGAGTTGAAATAGTACCTGGAATAAGTTCTGTACCTCCTCCACTCAGAGACCTAACATAATAGTTATTTTCCCATGAAGACTTAAAGACATTAATATCTCTTTTATCAATTGCAACCTCATTAATTAATGGGTATTGCGGTAAGTATTCACTACTTTCTGAAAGTTTAGTTACACCAAGCGTATTGATTTCATTTACCTTATGGTAGAAATGGTTTTTAATCTTTCCCCATTTAGCATCATGAGTACCTTCGTCACTAATAAATCCAACGTTAAATGCAGTACCCATTCTATTGTACCTATTATAGAATGCTAGTGATTTATTTACATCATAGTTGGTTGATAGATTTAGTTTATAAACTGGTTCTTTGAACATTTTAAACTCAGTATCATAGGTTAGCTGGTCTCTAATTACCTTGTTGAACCCATAAATATCAGTAAATGTAACTACCGGATTTAAATCAACAGTATACCTTCCATTGTGTCTAACTAAGAACGGATAGTATTCAGTTCCCTCTTCGATAACATATCCAATAGTTTCCTTTTTAAGTTTGTAACTTTTTGGAGTGTCTCCGTCAATCGAGGTAACCAGTTTAGAATGCTTAATAATTTCATTACCATCGTCCATTCTAACTGAGAACTGATTAGTAAGTTCAGTACCATCTTCTAAAACTGTAGTGTACTTAATTTCAGTTGAATTATTATTTACCTTATCAAAAACTTTATTTGCTGAAAGTTGTGATAATAATAATTCATGTGCATTAACACCACCACCTTCGTAAACATATCTAGCATTTAGTTGTGCTTGATATGGAATAGTGTATGGATTTACTGGTTGCTTAACGCCTAAACTATCAATCGTATAAGGAACCCCTAAGACTTGAAGTTGGTCAATACTAATAACCTTAACAACATCCATATAGAAATCTCCGCCTAATCCATAGTTAATTTTTAACCTTCCATATGTACCATCAGCCTGTGCTGGCATTTGATTAGAGAATGCAGGAGAAGAACCATCATTATGAATAACACCATTCAACGTATATGGACCCTGTGCTGCCCAGTTAACTGAAGAAAGTTCAATTGCGCCATCGATATTAACATCAGCATATTTGTAGAAGTTTTGACCATTTTGATCAGTATCAACGACAATCTTATGCTCTAATTCATATAGGTACTTTCTATTAATATAATCACCAATAAACGAGTCCTCGATATTTAACTGAATAAAGAATATAACGTATTCGAACTTATCGTTCTTGATAAACTCATATTCAATGTTATTAGTATCGGCATTTGTATTTACCTTAACAAGTGTCGAGAATCTGTAGTTATTAAATTCAGAATTCTTAACAAACTCTGCAGTATTTTGACTAGAACCATCCTTTCTTTTCTTAAATTCAAATCTAAGACCTTTAAAGATTGTACTTGCAAAATCAATATCGCTACCACCTTTAATTGGAGTGTACTTTTTAGTCAATTCAGTTTTAGTGTAGAATATAGTCTCTTTATTCTGAGTTGGATCTAATGGGTCAATAAACGGTACTACAAGTTCATGTCCTTCTGAAACCATGAATCGATCAAAATAATCGTGGTCGACATTCTTGAAAATATCTTTCGTAACATCAAATCCTTCTACAAAATCAATATAACTAAAACCGTCATTGTATTGGTTATACGTTAAGTATTCTGGCCATTTATCTAAATAGAACCATTCATGTGAGAATGCATCTCTATTTCTACCCTCAACTGTAACATCTGGTGAGAAGTTCGTTTTACCAAATGCCTCATTAGTATTTAAGTAATATGGCTGCTCTCTAACATTTAACATGTCCTTTAGGACCCACTTATTAATGTTAGGCACAACTCTTGAATCAGTTGAGTATTCTTTGAGGTAGTTTTCTTTTAATCTATCGTATTCTGAAGAGATTCTATCAACTTTAAGAGTTTTTGAGTCCTCTCCACTTAAAACAGGTAAAAGATTAGCAAAATATTCAATTGGGTTCAGTAAGAAATCTTCAGAAATCACATTGTCTGGTAAAATATTACCAACTCCCAGTTCTGCTTGCACATATGGCTCGTAGTCCATATTTTCTCTAGTCTCGTACTTTAATTCTTTTAGTTCAGAATTTGAAGTATCGTAGAAATCAAAATTCATGTCGTGGATATCATACGCTGAGAATAATCCAAGAGCCATTAAATTCTTAGAGAACACATTGTAATTACCAGCAGTTAGCGATGATTTGTCTTGTAAAATTATCTTATTAAAATTACCAGACCTTTCAGTTGTATCTTCAACAACATCCAATACTAAATTGTATTTACCACTATATTTAGTAGGTAGGTAATCTCCAGCTTGAATTTGAGAAACTACATTTGAATCAACATATACTGACTTTCCAGCAGAGTGTCCACCATTAAAGAAATAACTTGAGTAATTTAAAGTTAGATCAGAACTTAAGTTTAATTCATTATTAGTGTCACTGTTTTCGGCAGTAATAAAATCTATTTGATTACTATCTGCTACAAGCAACGTACAGTTCATCAGTTGATAGCCGTTCACTTCGCTAATAATATACACATGTTCATTCACACTATACGCATCAAAGTCCGTATAGTTTCTGATTGCACCTGCGATTGCGAACGCTACATCACTCTTTTCACCAATTGCTGAGAAAAAGTCTTTGTTAAACTTTCTTTTTCCTAAACTTCCAGTATTATCTGCTCTAAATGTACCAATTGTTTGGTTAACATTTGTGTAGATTTCTTTAACTCCAATAATTGAAGTTACAGTGGTTACAAAAATACCATTGTCGACTAGATTAGCCGACCTTTCTCTAAGAACAATACTGTTAATTTGTGTATTATCTGCCTCTACGCTTAACTCATATCTGTTGTAGAAGTCAATTGTTTGTTGTGGAGATGTTTGATTAACTGAATTCCATGCTGCTTCAAAGTTTGCCCAAGAAATACTTCCAGTCGCACCCATTGTAAAATCAATGTAATTGCCTAGAGCGTCTTCAATTCTAACAGTTTCTCCACTAACATTTGCAACGATTTTTAAACGTACTGCTTCTCTCTTAACTGCAGTTACTCTAAATAAATCATTGTTTCCTGGAATATCAATTACAGTTGCTTTTAAATAGTCTCCACCTGCAGTTTCGTTAGGTTTAATTTGAACTGAAACGCCCTTACTATTAATACCAAGTTTAGAATTAATTTCCTCGTCAGTTGCTTTAATGGCAACATTATAACGATTAGCATTATATGCATTTGAACTATCTAAATTATAGAAGTTCTCTTTAATTCTAGCATATGCAAGTACTCCTGTGTTTTGTAATAGACTGTATTCTGGAATAGCATATGTTGGATCGTTACCTTGTAAATATGATTCAATATTCTTAAATCTAACTAGACCATTTTTAATGTTTGATATTTCACCAACACCTGAATCTAAGTCATCGACATATAAACCAAAATATCTGTTAACTGAATAGTCAGTCGCGGTTGGGTCATTAAACATGAACTCTAAATTAATTAGATTAGCACACGCAACTTTATTTCTTCTGAAACCATCAGTTATAAAATTATTTGCATCTATTAAGGTAGTGTCTTGCTTAACAAAATCATCATAAATATATTCGCCTTTCTCAACGAATCCACCCTTAACCAAATCAATTCCATTGAAATTTGATTTTTGATTTTTCTCCATTGTAATTGTAAGTGGAGAGTCTGGGAAGAATTCATCTTGAACATGATTTCTTAAGTATTTACCAATCGAAGAGCTACTACTTAAATCAAACACTTTAACTATTCTAGAATTTCTAATCATTCTAGTAACTCTAGTTAGCTTATCAGTAGCACCTTCAGTATAGTCAAATTCTGGTGTTGGATCCTCAACCCTGTAGATCACGAACTTTTTAGGCATATTAACATCCAACCAAATTGGCGCCATCATCCTAAAGTCTTCTGAGTATAACTTAGAAGCGTTCAGCTTAGTTCCGTATTGATAATCTTCCTCGAACTGTTTTGAATAGTCATCAAGTACTGAAAAATCAGAGTAATCTCTTTTCGTATCAAACGCAGAATCTAGAGGTGTATTATTTTCGTTGTAATATCTTGATAGGTCATATGCATATCTAGAATCAGAACTTAACTCGTACTTTTTGTAACTAGTATTCGATAAGCCTTGATTTGCATTAATCGAATCTAAGTATATTCTACCCTCTGAATCAACCACCATCTTAACATTTGTGCTAAGTTT